ATAAATCCATCACGCTTAGATGATTATGATTCATGGCTAAAGATAGGCATGGCTGCTCATTCTGTTGGCGATGATTCACTTCTGCAAGAATGGGAGTCTTTATCACAAAAAAATAGTAAATATCAATCTGGTGAATGTGAAAAAAAGTGGGCTTCATTTAAATCATCTGGTGTCTCTCTCGGCACTTTGCAAAAGTTTGCTTCAGAGGATGGTTGGACACCACCACAACGCAGCTTTCCAAATTCAATAAAACCACAGGAAAAATCTACAATAATTCCAACAAAACTTGAGCAGCTTACATCACAGGAATTAATAAATTTTTTACGTAACCTTAAACAGGAAATAAGATTCAATATCTTTTCTCATTCCATAGAAATGGATGGCAAAGTAATTAAAAATATTGAGCTTTTTTATTTAACACTTGCAGAACTTGGGTATAAAGTTCCAAAAGAAATGGCTGTTGATTGCCTTTTAAAAGTAGCCCATGAGAACGAATATGACCCTGTAAAACTTTATCTTGATCATTGTTACAACGAAATAAAACCAGAACTATATGGCATTGAAAGAATGGCCTCAACATATCTAAGACCAGAGGATCAAAACTTACCAGAGCCGACCATATATGACACCATGCTAAAACTTACTCTCATCAATGCAGTAAGAAGAGCTTTCATGGCTGGTTGTAAACATGACACCGCAACAGTATTACAAGGGCCACAAGGAATAAAAAAATCTTCTTTCTGGCAAGTACTATTTGGCCCTTTCTTTTCAGATGCCCTCGGTGATATTTCATCTAAAGATGATCTTTTAGTCCTTCATAGAAGCTGGGGAATGGAATGGTCAGAAATTGACGGAGTAACAAGCCGTAAACACGCTGGAGTAATTAAAGCATTTTTATCAAGGTCAACTGACCTTTTGCGTGTTCCTTATGGTAAAGCAGTTGAAGAATGGCCTAGAAGAGGGATCATTGTCGGAAGTACTAACAAAGAATCAGGAGTGCTGATTGATGACACAGGCAATCGTAGATTTCACATAATATCCTGCACAACAAAATCAATAGATCTTGATGCACTACAGCTAGAGCGGGACTCGTTGTGGTCAGCAGCTATTCACCTCTTTAAAAATAAAGAACAGCATTTTCTATCCACCGAACAGGAAAATCAAATTGAAAAAGAAAACCTAAAATATATGGTCGATAGTCCTTGGCAATCTGTTATCGTCAACTACCTAAACGACCCAGCTAATGCTGTTAAAGATATAACCATAGAACTTTTGTTAACTGAAGCTATAGAAAAACCAATATCAAATCAAACAAAATCTGACACCATGACTGTCTCATCGATTCTTAAATCCTTACATTATGAACGTAAAAGAAAACGATTGGAGGGAACACCTAAATGGGTATGGTTCTTACCTGTTCTCTCCCCTGTTCCCACTACTGGGAACGGCTAAAACCTTTGCTATCACTATCTTATATATATATGTTCTCTATGTTCTCTATGTTATATATAAATATAATAATAGGTATATTAGGGGTATATATAGGGTTAGGTAAGTCTTAAGCATTTCTGGGAACACATGGGAACGTGGGAACACCTATTAATCTCAAGTGAGTCTCATTTTGTTTATTTTTTAATACTGAACTACTATGGCAGCATGACTTCAATTAACGATTTACAAAACGATCCTAAAAACGCTCGTAAGCGTACAGACAGATCTGCAAAACTTATTAAACAAAGCCTTGAGCAATATGGGGCTGCAAGATCAATAGTTATTGATGAAAATAACCGCATACTTGCAGGAAATGGAACAATCGCAGGGGCAAAAGCCGCAGGCATTAAAAATTTAAAAATTATTGAATCAAATGGTGATGAAATAATTGCTGTAAAAAGAACTGGATTATCTGAAGAAGAAAAAGTAGGTTTAGCAATAGCAGACAATAGAACAGGGGATTTGTCAGAGTGGGATATAGATATGCTTGAACAACTATCAGAAGAGCATGATTTAAATGATTTTTTTGATAAAAAAGAACTTGATGACATACTTTCTAAAAAGGAAATTATACCAACTGAAGGTTTAACAGATCCTGATGACGTTCCTGAAACCCCAGAAGAACCAATTACAATTTTTGGTGATATATGGCAGCTTGGTAATCATAAATTACTTTGTGGAGATTCTACCGATCAGAACCAATTGCAGCCTTTAATGCAAGATGAACTGGCTAACTTATGGCTGACTGATCCTCCTTACAATGTTGATTTAGGTAATGAAACGCCTGAACAAGCAAAAAAAAGGAATAGAAGAACGGATGGAAAAATAATAAAAAATGATAGTATGGCAGATTTAGATTTCAGACATTTTTTAAGTTCGGCATATTGCGTAGCTCATCATTACCTTAAGGAAGGAGCATCTTTTTATATTTGGCATGCTGATTCTGAGGGATACAATTTCAGAGGTGCAGCAAAAGATGCAGATTTACAAGTAAGACAGTGTTTGATTTGGGTTAAATCATCTCTTGTAATGGGAAGGCAAGACTATCACTGGCAGCATGAACCTTGCCTTTATGGATGGAAAAAAGGTGCTTCTCATTTTTGGAACGCAGATCGTAAACAATCAACCGTTTTAAATTTTGAAAAACCTTCAACAAATAAAGAACATCCTACAATGAAACCTGTTGATCTTATTCAATATCAAATTACAAACTCAACTAAGCAAGGTGATATTATTCTTGACACTTTTGGTGGCTCAGGCACAACTTTGATTGCAGCAGAAAGAATACAAAGACAAGCACGACTTGTTGAACTTGATCCTAAATATTGCGATGTAATAGTAAAAAGGTGGGAGGATTTTACAGGTAACAAAGCAAAACGTGTATCATCTAGTTAATGAGTAAAAAAGGATCAAAAGCTGAAACAATAATTAGATCACAGAAGTTTGCTCGTATTATTGCAAACGGTGGTCGTAGATCCGACTGTGTTCGTTATGCAGCCGAGAACTGGGGGGTGGGAGAAAGAGCCTGTTGTAAGTATATAAACATAGCCAGAGAGGAGTTGAAAAGGGATTGGGATATGGAACGACCTCAAATGGTGGCAGATCTTTTGGCTCAATGTAGCACCTTACAGATGGAAGCAAGAAGGGCTGGTCATTATCACATTGCTTTGGGTGCGATCAATACAGCAGCTAAACTAGCACAAATTGTATCGTGAGCATTTTAGATACGGCAAAAGCTGGAAATGTTTTATATCAAATTGGTGCTTATGATTTACCGACAACAGCAGATGCTATAGATCGTATATCTCAAGATTTGTTGCCGCATCAAGCGAAGTTTTGCCAAGACATGGAGCATCGAAAATTAGCTCTTGTTTGTGGTTTTGGTGCTGGCAAAACTCATGCATTAATTTCAAAATCTTGCATATTAGCAGCACTTAATGTTGGTCATGTTTCCGCAATCTTTGAACCAACAGCCCCAATGCTCAGAGATATTTTACAAAGGACAATGAATGAGCTATTAGATCAATGGCAAATTCCTTACAGTTTCAGAGCTTCACCACTTCCTGAGTACAATCTGGAATTTAAAGAAGGCACTCATACAATCTTGTTAAGGACGATGCTTACATATCAAAGATTGAGAGGTCAAAACCTTTGTGCGGTTGGATTTGATGAGGCAGATACTATCCCAAAAAGAGAAGCGGAGCAAGCAATGAATATGGCACTTGCAAGACTTAGATCAGGTAATGTGCAGCAGTTTTATGCAACTACAACTCCAGAAGGTCATGGCTGGGCTTTTGAAACATTTGAAAAAAATAAAAAATCTGATACAGGATTAATTCAAGCAAAAACAAAAGATAATCCATATTTACCAGAAAACTTTATTCAATCACTTGAAGAGAATTATCCACCTCAGTTAATAAAAGCCTACTTGCTTGGTCAATGGGTCAACCTCACAAGCGGCCAAGTTTATAATAGATTCTCTAGAGAAGATCACGTTATAGATAAAATCCCATTTGATACAAAGATGGAAACTCTTTTGTGTGGGGTTGATTTTAATGTTATGAATTGCAACTGTGTTGTAGGTGTCAGGGATGGTGAAAAGCTAGTGATCATAGATGAAATCAGCAAACAAAAAGATACTGATGCATTAGCACAGGAAATACGCAGACGCTATAGTTCAAACAGAATATTAGTTTACCCAGACGCAAGTGGTTCAGCACGTTCAACGATTAACGCATCAAAGACAGACATCGCAATATTGCAAAGTTACGGCTTCAGTTCAATGGCTCTCAAAAGCAATCCCTTTGTCAAAGATAGAGTTGCAACCGTCAATGCGTTATTACAAAACGGAAAAGGGGAACGACGTTTGGCGGTTCATGCCAGTTGCACTCGTTTAATTGAGTGCCTTGAGTTGCAAAGCTATGATGAAAAAACAGGAGATCCAGACAAACAGAACGGATATGATCACATGAACGATGCTTTGGGTTATTTAGTATATCGTGAATTTAATTTGCTATATGGTAGAGCAGGCAGACCAACAGGAATTAGAATATATTAAAAGCAATGGTACTATGAGGAAAAACTGTGTATAGCTCATTAAATATTTACAACCAACCTATAACACAGGCTGTTTCTACAGTTGAATCACCAAATGCGGCATATCAACGCATGGCACAGTTTTGGGATTTGATAACAGACTTAAAAGAGGGTACATATAAGATCAGGAGTGAACATAGAAAATATTTACCACAGGAGGCAAGAGAAACAGATGACAGTTATGACGTAAGGCTATCAAGATCAACTGTTGTACCTTACTTGCAACGAATCGAGAAAATGTTGGCTGGTATGCTCACAAGAAAACCTGTAAGGCTTGATGATGTTTCTGACTTAGTGAGAGAACAATTATTTGATGTTGACCTTGAGGGTAATGATCTCAATGTTTGGTTATATGAAACAGCAAGAACAGCGATATCATTTGGTCATGTTGGGGTTTTGGTAGATGCACCAAAAGAAGGCGATAAGACTAGACCATACTGGGTAACTTACAGTCCTAGAAATATTCTGGGATGGAGAAGTGAGATTATAGATGGTGCAAGACAGCTTACACAGTTAAGGTTGTTAGAGAATGTTGTAGAACCTGATGGAAAGTATGGCGAGAAGCAAATAAAACAGATAAGAGTTTTAGAGCGTGGCAGATATGAGATTCATAGAAAAGATAAAAAGAATAGTGAATATAAATTATTTGATGAGGGTGAAATGAGCCTTAAGGATAAGATACCTTTCGCAATCGCATATTCAAATAGAGTTGGATACTACGAAAGCCGCAGCCCTTTGTATGACATAGCAGAGTTAAATCTCAAACATTATCAAATTCAATCAGACTTAGATAATATTTTGCATATCAGTTCTGTGCCTTTACTTGCTGTCTTTGGTTATCCAAATGCTGATGAGATAACAACAGGCCCTAGTGAAGCTTTAGCATTACCACCAGAATCAAGACTTGAATATGTAAGTCCATCAGGCGATAGTTATGACAGTCAGTTTCAAAGGCTTGGCGATCTTAAAGAACAAATAAATACATTATCACTAGCTGCGGTGCTGGGGCAGAAGTTAGTAGGAGAATCAGCAGAGGCAAAAAGGATAGATAGGTCACAGAATGACAGCACCATGATGGTTATTGCTCAACAGATGCAAGATTTAATTGATAACTGTTTAAAGTTTCATAGCGAATATTTAAATGAACCAAATGCTGGTAGCAGCTTTGTAAATAGAGACTTTGTTTCTACAAGGCTTGAACCTCAAGAGATAACAAGTCTGTTGACATTGTTTACTGCTGGCACTATTTCACAGGAGACATTATTAAATCAATTATCTGCTGGTGAGATTCTTGGTGATGATTTTGATATTGAGGAAGAAATGGAAAGTACGCAAAGCGGAGGGTTGGTAGAAATGGAAGCACCAGAAGAACCAGCTACAGATGATGATGACGAAACAGAAGACGCGGCCTGATGAATGAGTACACCAGAAGCATTTTTTCGAGAGACTATTGATTTAAACAGATATAGTAACGCTGTTGCAAAAAAATATGCCATTACTTATAACCAAATAATATTAAACGCTGTTAATGAATTAAAAAAAATAGATTTAAGACAACAAACCGCTGGAGAAGCAGTGGTTTTAGCACCACAGACCAGAAAAAGGTTAAGGTCAATAATCAAACAATCAAAAGATAGTTTAAATAAATGGTCTGGTGCAACCGCAAGAGATTTTAAAAAAGAATTACAAGGGGTTACTATTTTACAAACAGAGTTTGTTGAGAATGAATTAAAAAAAGTAGTAAAATCTGGTAATGTGCCAATAAATTCTGTTGCTGTCAGTCCAAAATATGCAGAGTCGGTAATAATGACTGATCCAACACAAGTCAATATTTTTACAAGTACAAATTTTAAAGAGGATGCTTTTAAGAAATTTGGTTCTGGTAAGTTTGACCTTACATCTACACAAGGGGCAGCTATAACCTTGCCTAATGGAGAAACTGTTAATAAAGCATTTCGAGGAATAGCTAGTAAATCACAAGAAAGACTTGCTTTGGCTATAAGATCAGGAGTGTTTTCTGGTGAAACAACACAGCAGATCGCTAGAAGAATGATAGGAAAATTAGAATTTGCAGACTTTGGCCCTTTATCAGTAAAACAACTTGCACAATCTGGTGGTGAACTTACTAAGTTAGCTAATAATCAAATACAAACGATAGTAATAACATCTGTTAATCAAGTACAGAATCAG